GGGCCGGTTAACCGGCCCCGCGCGGGTGACAACCCGCGTCGCACATGACAATGTGTGGCTCTTACCATAGGATGGAGGTGTCGCTATGCCGATTGTTTCCGAAAGTCGGAATCACACAGTGGTGAATGTTCCACTGATTCGGTACACAGGAAGCGCCTATGTGGCGCCTGCCCCTGTGGGACGCGACAGACAACAGACCGGTTACCGCTCAGGTCCGCTCTCAAAAGAGCAGACTGACGCGCTCGACGGCTCCAGGACTAACACTTGGGGTGATAGCCTTCGGGTTATCCAAGGACTTGAGTATGAGTACAACTCACGTCCGGGTCGTCAAGCATCGATCGTCAACCAGCGAGACTACAAAGAGACAGCGTATAGGATCTCTGATCCTTTTACGTGGTCTACGAGTTCAGTCTCGTCGACGGGATTCCGCTACGATGACGAAGGCAAGTCCCTTTTGGGGCTAACTGCCTACGTACCATCGAACTTCGGTAGTGCAGGGGAAAGTACCCTGAGTAACGAAGCTGCGGGCATGATGCGCCGATCTGTTCCTACTGCTCCGGCGTTTAACCTTGTCAGAGCGCTTGGCGAGCTCCGCGATTTTCCACGGATGCTTGCCGCTGGGAATTACTTCCCGCGCACGGGCAACGAGGTCTTCGGCGGATACCTTAACTGGGTATTCGGCGTAAACCCAACTGCCCAAGACTTGGCGAAGGCCGCCTCTGCGGTGGTCGATGCGGATGTTCACATCCGAGAGTTCCTCTCATCCGAGAGGCATCAACTCCGACGGAGCAGGATCACGGTTCGAGATGAGTTTCACGGTGCTACCACAGGTTTCAATCCTTCCGCAACATCGATTGACTCTCAGTCAATCAGTTTGGATGGAAAGGAATGGGGATTGCTCACTATGTGGGCACCTCCCCGTGGTCGTGATGCTCTCGGGCTCCGAGGTTCGCCCTGGACCGTTTACGGGTCAGTGCATGCAACTGCTGTTCTCAAGCAGTTTGCTACCTGGGAGTACTTCATACCCCGTCCTACCGGTTTTCCCGGCAGGTTGGACAGCTATCGCCGAAAGGCGGAGCAAGTCCTTGGAAGCGGTCTTTCTGCTTCGACGGTGTATGATCTCACTCCGTGGACATGGCTGGCGAACTGGTTCTTTGATGTCGGGGGTCTCCTCCGCTATCAAGAAACAGTTGCGACGAACAGCGTCGTCGCATCACGCTCAGGATGGGTCTATGAGACCCGAGTGAGCTGTGACGCTTACATGACTCCGAGTACCGTTCCCATTCAAGAACGTAGCCTCGGAGGCTACCCACTCCTCAACGCCGTGTCTAGAAAACAGACACGTCGTGCGGGTGGACCCTATGGTATAGTCCAGCCCTGGTCGCTAAGTAGCAACCAGGCTGCGATCGTTGCCGCGCTCGCTGTGACGCGGTACAACCCGAGCTAGATGTAGCTCATTGGGTCTCGGATCGTCCGGGACTCTTTCGCTCGCCGTGAGGCGCCGAAAGGAGAAGAGCCGTGGCTCTTGCAGATCCCCAGTCGTTGACCATTGCTGGTTCAGCGACATCCCTTCCTCGTACCGGTCTCACCCTCACCGAGGGTTCGTTCCGGAGTGGTGACCAGACGGTCACTCTCGAGGTTCAGCACAACGCGGGTAAGCGAAACCGGCACCTCGTCAGGGTTACTACCTCGACGATCGTTGCCGATCCACTCGTTCCCGCGATCAACACGCCTGTGCAGTACTCTGCACATCTCGTGGTCGATGGCCCCCGTCAGGGGGTCACCGCTCTGCAGCTTCAGAAGCTTGCAGAGGCACTGGTGGGATGGGCCTCCGCCGCCAACCTGGCGAAGGTGGTCGCTGGAGAAAGCTAAGCCACGCTACGATCCACGGAACCCTAATGGAGGGCCCTGGTGAAAAGCGTAGCCGTGCTCTGGCAAACCTGCCTCGTTGAGGCAGGTGAGCAGTGTCATGTGCGCACCCTGCACGACTCAGCGTATGCTGAGTCGCGTTTTCAAACAGAGGGTCTATCGTTTCTGACGATCACCCTGCCTGCCTTTGAGAAAGACCTCCTAACGGCGGTCCAACAAGGGCAAGTCACCTCCGACCTCTT